TATTTTATTTAATTCTGAAATCGGCGAGTGGCCAGCGAGAAAAGCAGCATAAACACGCTGTATTGATATCGAGTGGTCTTTAAAATCCCCGGCATTATATTTCACTCACTAGCAGGAAGTTCTAAATGGACATGAAAAAGACGCTGACGTCTGAGCAGAAAGCGCTTTTTGATGCCCTGACGCAATTACAGCGTAGATTCGTTACAGCGCTACTTAATGGTAAGAATCAAACCGAGGCATATCGAAAGGCTGGCGGTAAGGCAAAGACAGATGATACAGCCCGAGCGCAAGCCAGCCGAATGATAACATTTGATAACGTTCAAGCCTTTCTCCAGTCAGTGCAGTACGAAGCAATAAATGACGCAATCATGACCCACACGGAAGCAATGGAGCGACTTACTACCATGGGTCGAGCCACAATTCGGGATCTGGCTGAGTTCAGTGAGCATGAGCTAGGCAAAGATGAGCATGGTAAACCCATCATCCAAGCGGTGTGGCGCTTCAAAGATTCAGTGAAGCAGAATCCGGAAATGCTGGATGCGATTGCTGAGTTAACGGCTGGGCGCGAAGGTATAAAGTTGAAACTTCACGACTCAAAAGCAGCGATAAAGCAACTTGCTGAAATGCAGGGGTGGGAAGCGCCGAGGAAGTCAGAGCACACCATTAAAGGTTTGCCGACACTCACTGACTTATTTGGTGGTGAAAAATGATAAAGGAAATTACTGTAGCACGTTGAAAATATTGGTTTTTAACATAATGGTCATTAACCGAACCTGTATTTTAAATACTACATATTACTTTTGGTTAACTCGTACCATCGAGTAAGGGTTATGGCTGAAATAATACATTCTACAGACTCAATACCTGTCATTTATCCAGACTTCATTAAAACTTATCTTGTTCAGATAATTTGCGCATAAACGGTAGATGATATTACTGATTTTCAGTATGTCGGCTTTTTGCTGCCTTGCATTCTGAACTGTAATAGGGCGGCTATATGTCTACGATTAATCCAATATTTAAGCCTTTTGTGCATTCATCGCGGTACAAAATAGCTCACGGCGGGCGCGGTAGCAGTAAAAGTTGGTCCATAGCTAGATTGCTTATCGAGATTGCTCGTCGTAGTTCCTGCCGATTTCTTTGTGCGCGTGAGTTACAGAACAGTATTAGTGATTCGGTTATTCGTTTGCTTGAGGACACAATCCAACGGGAAGGGTATCTGGGGGAGTTTGAGGTTCAGAGGGCATCAATCAAGCACCTGTCTACTGGTTCTGAATTTATGTTCTATGGGATTAAAAACAACCCAACGAAAATAAAATCCCTAGAAGGTGTCGATATTTGTTGGGTGGAAGAGGCTGAGGCGGTATCAAAAGACTCATGGGATATTCTTATTCCCACTATTCGAAAGCCCGGATCTGAAATATGGATATCCTTTAATCCTAAAAATATATTGGATGACACCTACCAGCGCTTTGTTTCAAGCCCTCCTGCTGATTGCATTCGAATGGAAGTTAACTATACCGATAATCCATGGTTCCCCGAGGTGCTTCGCCTCGAAATGGAAGAATGCAAGGAACGCGATTACGACCTTTACCAGCATATTTGGGAGGGGAAACCTGTTGCTGACTCCGAACTTGCAATCATTAAGCCGTCATGGATTGCTGCGGCGGTTAACGCACATATCAAGTTAGGATTTGAACCTACTGGTGAGCGCCGTGTAGGGTTCGATGTGGCTGATGAGGGTGAGGACAGTAACGCCTTATGTTATGCGCACGGTTCTGTGGTGCTCGATATTGATAACTGGCACAAGGGTGACGTCATTGACTCATCCAATAAAGTTAATACCTACGCAATAGAGAAGGGTATTCACACCATTATTTATGACTCAATCGGTATCGGGGCTGGGGTTAAGGCTCATTTAAACCGCGTGGCGTCAATTAATGTCAAAGGATTTAACGCTGGTGAGGCTGTGCAGGATCCAGATGATGACTACATGCCTGGTAAAACTAATAAAGACATGTTTTCAAATATCAAGGCTCAGGCTTGGTGGGGAGTGCGCGACCGGTTCTATAAAACATATAGGGCCATCACTGAGGGGGCTATTTATCCAGAGGATGAGCTGATTAGCCTTTCTGAAGAACTGCCTAATTTGGAGTATCTCAAAGCTGAATTATCCCGACCTCGTGTGGATTATGACAACAATGGGCGCGTAAAAGTAGAGAGCAAAAAAGACATGAAGAAGCGCGGAATACCGTCGCCCAATATGGCTGATGCGCTAATTATGGCGTTCGCTCCAACCGATCATGCTTTGGATATATGGCTAAAATTTGGGGAGGCGTAATGTCGCGTAAAAGCAAACGAAGCAGAACGTCCGCACCACAAAAAACGAGAGATAGCTATCAGAACGAGTCAGCTCGGCTGGGACTTCGCACCCAGAATCAAAGTTCAGATTATAACTATCAACCGAATTGGACATCCCGCAACCGTCAGTTGATAGAAAACGCTTACCGGTCTTCGTGGCTGGTGGGCGCAGCGGTAGATACCATCGCAGATGATATGACCCGTAAAGGGATTAATATTACCTCCAAGGTGGCGCCGGATGCCAAGATGCGTCTAGAAGGACGCTGGGAAGAGTTATCACTCTGGGACGCTATCAACGACACGATCAAATGGTCGCGACTGTACGGTGGTGCAATTGGTTTCATCATGATTGACGGTCAAGCGCCTGAAACACCACTACGGGTAGAGACCATTGGTAAAGATGCGTTTAAAGGATTGCTGGTACTAGACCGTTGGATGGTTAACCCAACCATCAGCGATAGAGTGACAGAGATGGGACCAGATCTCGGCATGCCTAAATATTACCAGGCCGTTACCACTGGTAGTGGGATACCGAGCATGAAGATACACCACAGCAGAGTAATTCGCCTTGATGGTGTTGGCCTCCCGTACCAGCAAAAACGAACAGAAAACGAATGGGGTATGTCGATCATAGAGCGGTTATTTGACCGGTTGATAGCATTCGACAGTACTTCGACCGGTGCAGCGCAATTAATCTTTAAGGCGCATTTACGCACCTACAAAGTTAAAAAATTCCGTGAGTTGGTCGCTATGGGTGGTCCTGGTCTTGATGCGTTAATGAAAAGCATGGACATGATCCGGCAATTCCAAAGCACTGAGGGCCTTACCCTGATGGATGATACCGACACGTTTGAAACCCACAGCTACGCATTCGGTGGACTGTCTGACGTGATGGCGCAATTTGCGCAGCAGATAGCCGGTGCCATTGGTATTCCGCTGGTGCGCCTGTTTGGTCAGTCTCCTGCGGGGTTCTCAACCGGTGACGCTGACCTGGCTAACTACTACGACAATATCGGTACTCAACAAGAGCGCCGTTTGCGTCGTCCACTGCGCCGATTATTCGAAGTGATCCACTATTCCGAGTTCAGCTCGCCACTGCCTGACGGCTTCTCTTTTGATTTTAATCCGCTGTGGCAAATGTCGGAACCTGACCGCGCTAACGTGGCGGAAAAAACCGTTAATACCATCAATGCCGCAATGGACTCAGGTTTACTGACGTTACAGGGGGGTATGACTGAACTCAGGGACAAAGCAGGCATTATCGGTATCGGCTCTAGCATCAGCGATGAGGATATAGAGAGTGCGAAAGACATCGACCCGCCGAACCTCGGCGAAAACGCAGATCTCAACCCGCCTGAAATCACGGCGCGCGGAAATCCAATATCAAACTCAGCTACGCAAGATAGCGCGAATGGTCGGCGACATCGTAAATGGTACTTACGATGGTTCTAACGATTCCGTTTACAACGTTATGGATAGCCTTAACCGCTATTCAGATTTGATTGATGGCTGGGCCAGAACCACCGCCAGCAAGATGTTTGATGCCGTTAACGCAAAAGACGTCGCGATGTGGCGCAGTAATTCGCAGGAAATATCCGTTGGTTTGCGCCAGATAGTAGAAAACACCTCCGTGGGACAGGTAGCACGCAGTATCGTTGAAGAACAGATAAAACTCATCAAGTCACTGCCATTGCAAGCCGCTGACCGAGTGCATGATATCCATAATCAGGCGATAGAGGCGGTAATCACCGGAGGTCGTGCCGGACCATTCGCTAAAGAAATAGCCAAATCTGGCGATGTGGCAGTATCTCGCGCCAATATGATCGCCCGTACAGAAATAGGACGGGCATCTACGGCACTCACTCAGGCCCGTTCGCTTTCTATCGGTTCCAGTGGTTACATCTGGCGCACAGCCGAAGATAGTGATGTTCGCCACTCGCATCAGAAAATGGAGGGTAAGTTTGTTCGCTGGGATAACCCGCCAACTCTTGACGGCATGACGGGACATGCGGGCGCGTTACCTAATTGCCGTTGTTACTGCGAAGTCATCATTCCGGAAAGATAACCCATGCAATATTTCTATAACTCCCGCTTAGGGGAGACGCGCTTCACCATGAGCGACGGTGGCCTATTGTGCAAAGATGTCCCGATAGGTCGAACCGGGGTGCAGCTTTACGGTGGTGAAGAGCTGGACGATATCGAACCTGATAGTGACGGTGAGATCTTAGTGGAAAGGACGGAGGACGAAGTATTTCGCCCTGAAACGCTGGCCAGCTTTGAGGGAATGACATTCACCGTATCTCACCCCATCGAAGATGTCACCCCTGACAACTGGGGCCGTTACGCCGCTGGTCACGTTCAAAACGTCAGGCGCGGTAGCGGTGACCAATCAGATTTAATGATCGCCGACATCGTGGTCAAGAAAGCCGAGGCCATAAAGGTGATTCTTGAGGAGGGTGTTGATCAAATATCGTCTGGCTACGATGCCGAATACCAGCAGACCGCCAGAGGCAAAGCCCGTCAGTACGACATCATAGCTAACCATGTCGCGCTCGTTCCTACGGGCCGCGCAGGGAAACGCTGTTCAATTGGAGATAGTAAACGTATGACAACGAATAACACCTGGTTCGCGAAGCTACGCCGAGCAATCAAAACCAAAGATGCTGCCGCGATGGAGGAGGCAATGGAAAGCGCCCCGTCAGAGCTAACCGGTGATGAGGGTACCGGCGAACTGCCAAAGGCCATCAATATCACCATTAACCCGCAACAGCCGTTACCGAAACAGGAACCTGAATTAGACGCTATTGCGACTAATGACAGTGGCGATATTGAAACCCGAGTCGCGGCAATGGAAACGACCTTAGCTGCGATTTTGGAAAAGTTAGGCTCAACCACTGACGCCGATCCGGATGAGGAGGAAGAGGGCCGACGTATTACCAGCGATGCGGCTTATCATCAGGATGTCGTTTCCCGCGCTGAATGGATTGTACCCGGCATTAAATTGCCCGATGGTGGGAAGCTGGCATCCTTTAAACGAACCGTACTGGACGCGGCGTTTAAAACCACAGAGGGCGAGAAATTGCTGAAAGGTATTGTCGGCGACAAACCCGACTTTGCCAAGATGCCAAAATTGTCACTTGATGCGGCATTCATTGCGGCCAGCGAGATTGCCAAGGGACGCAATAACATTCAGTTGAACCACCGAACCACCGATTCTGCCGCACCAAATCGCCGACCTACCGCCGCCGACCTCAATAAACAGAACGCCGCGTTCTGGGCTAAAAAAGGAAACTAATTCATGACAGCATATTTATTCCGGATGCCTGCGGGCATTGCCGGGGCCGTCTCGCGCCCTCAGGATCTGACTATTGAGCCGGTACTGATTAATACGGCCAATCCATTTAGCCAGTACGGGCTGGCCGGTAAATTCAGTGGCAATTTCTTTGTACCGCTGGAAGAGGACGATACCGCAGACAAAATCGTCGGCATCTTTGTCCGACCATTCCCAACTACATCAACGCCAGACAAAGTGCGCCAAATCGGTACCAGTAACAACTTTGCCGGTGATGCGCTAAAGCGCGGTTACCTGTCGGTCAATATTGGGGCTACGGCTGCGGGTGTGACTAAGGGCGCTCCTGTCTACATCCGTATCGCCGGAGCTACTGACGATAGCCCGTTGGGCTCTGTGCTGGCCACTGCGATTGCTGACACTACTGTGGTGCTGCCTAACGCTTATTTCACGGGTGCCGGTGATGCTGCTGGCAACACTGAAATCTCTTACAAGATTTAAGGAACAATCAATATGATCACTTACGACAGCCAGCGCACCATTGATGCCAGCGGCGCATTCCTCATTGGGGAGCTGGAGCGATTAGATCCAGAGATTAACCTGCCGTTGGTGGGGACGACTTATACCCGTGACATTCAATTCCGCGAAGATGTAAATATCGCCGATGAGATCAGCTCATTCACTAAAACTGGCTTTGCCGCAGCCGGTACCGGTGCTAATCCAAAGGGTAAAAACTGGGTTAGCCAGGAATCGACCGCACTGGCAGGCATCAACGTAGATATCGATAAAAAGGGTTTCCCGCTGACATTGTGGGGAATAGAGTTGGGTTGGACTGTGATTGAATTGGCCGCAGCGCAACAGGTGGGCCGTCCAATCGATACGCAGAAATATGACGGCATGGTGTTGAAATGGCATATGGATGCCGACGAGCAGGTCTATCTCGGTGATACCGATTTGGGCGTAAAAGGTCTGGCTAACTACACCGGCGTGGCGATCGGCAATGCGACTAAGTCGTGGTTGACCTCGACCGTTGCGGAGATCCGCGATTCGATTAACAAGGTGCTTTCCGATGCTTGGGCGGCGTCCGGCTATACCGTGGTACCGAAAGACCTGCTGTTACCCCCTGAACAGTACGCCTATCTGGCACAGGTGATTGTCTCTGATGCGGGTAATCAGTCACTTCTGACCTACCTGACCACCAACACTATCGCTTTCCATCAGAACGGCATTCCTTTGAATATCCGCGCGGTGAAATGGCTGAAAGGTGCGGGGGTGGCAGGCAAGGATCGGATGGTGGCCTACACAAATGACCGTAAATATGTGCGCTTCCCACTGGTACCGCTGACCAGCATCCCAATCCAGTATCGTGGGCTGTGGCAGTTGGTGACCTATTACGGAAAGCTGGGTGTAGTTGAAGCCCCGTACATTGAGACGCTGGCTTACTTCGACGGCATTTAATAACTCATAGGGCCTCGCCGGAGGCCTGTAAGGTGAAATGATGAAAATTGCAGTACACACCCCGTTTAAATTGTCGTTGGCCGGTCAGCCCGATATCAGCTTCTTGGTCGGCACCCATAAGGTCACGAAAGAAGTTGCCGAGCATTGGTTCACATTGGCGCACGCCGAGGTGATTGACGCTGAAACAGAGCACAGCAATACCGACCTGCAAGCCTCCATGATTGAAATGCAGGGGCGAATCGATCAGCAGGAACGAGTAGCAGTGGAACGTGTTACCACCATTTATGACCTGCAGAAGCAATTGAGTGAACAGGTCGAAGAAAACCACACACACAACGCAACCATTGCTGATCTACAGAAGCGGCTGAATGAGCAAGCCGATGAAATCGATTCACGCAACAACAACATTGTTGACCTGCAAAACCAGATTGATGAGTTGAATAAGGGGAAAATAAATGCCAAAGAATCGAAATCTGCCAACGGTGGAAAAGTTTAGAACTGATTTTCCCCAGTTTTCTGATGTTAATAAATACCCCGAGTCTGCCATTCAATTCCGCCTCAATCTTGCTGACAATCTGTTAAGTGAAAATCTACTGGGTGACATGTTTCCTTACCTGGTCGAATTATTCGTGGCTCACTACACCACGCTGCAAGCCAAAGATGTGCAGTCTGCTGCGATGGGCGGCGGTAGTGGTTCGACTAATGGCGCGGCCTCGTCAAAAAGTGTCGATAAGGTTTCCGTTAGCTATGACAACAGCGCCACGCTCAACCCTGACGCGGGGTTCTGGAACTTTACCCGCTACGGGGCTGAGTTTTACCAACTAGTGACGATGTTCGGTGCGGGTGGTCGCCAGCTATGAAAAGCGGATTAAAGGTGCGGGTAGATAAGGCTAATGATGTGTTAGCAGCATTTAAGGCTATCGGCAGGAAAGATGTGTTGATTGGTATCCCTGAAGAGAAAAGCGAACGAGAGGACATCTCTTTCGGTAACGCGGGGATCGGTTATCTCAACGAAAACGGTTCCCCGGCACAAAACATACCAGCACGCCCTCACTTACAGCCGGGTGTCAGGTCGGTACAGGACGAAACCACCCAAAAACTGAAACAGGCGGCGCAGGCTGTTTTGGCGGGCAATCAGGCCGCGGCAGATCGGGCGTTAGAACAGGCGGGCACCATCGCCAGTAATGCGGTGAAACGCTACATCACTATCACCGGTTTTACTCCTTTAGCCGATAGCACTATTAGCGCTCGTTTACGGCGCGGTCGCAGCGGGGATAAGCCGCTAATTGATACCGGGCTATATCGACGGACGATAACCTCTATCGTGAGGGATAAATATGCCAAATCTTGATGTAACTGACGTGCTGTTTGACCCTGACTTCTGTGACATGTCACTGGTGGTTAAACGGAACGTACAGACGGTCGATGCTGATGGATTCGCCACCAACACCGTTACTGAAAAAGGCTTTGCGGGAGTGGTTACGGTTGATCGCTCGCTTGAGTCGCGCCGGATGATGTCAGGGAATGTTATTGGTGGCGCAATTCTTATTGTGACCGTCGAGAGACTGACCCAAGGGCAGACGGGGCGGGATGCCGATATCGTGACTTATCAAAATCGCGATTATCGCGTGACATTTGTTGACCCCTACACGGCATATGGTGCGGGATTTGTTCAAGCGCACTGTGAACTCCTGCCGTTCGATGGAGGGATTCCCATTGAGCAACAACAGCAGTGATGAGGCTGGCTGGCTAACGCCAATAGCTGATGGCCCCGCATACGATGATGTGCTGGAACGCTTACTGAGCCAGTGGGTGAGAGGGGTGTCCGGGCTTTCCGATGGTCATGTCCGCCCACGATGGACGGCAGTGCAAGCGCCAATTATGGCGGCGGATGTTAACTGGTGTGGTTTTGGAGTGATCGATATCCCTGATGACGCCAGCCCGGCGTTTGAGAACCAAACAGAGAACAGCACCGAGTTATGGCGGCACGAAGAAATCGAATGTATGGCGAGTTTCTACGGTCCCAACGGGCAGCGCTATGCAACCCAATTTCGTGACGGCCTGACCATCACCCAAAACAATGACGAACTGGTGAAGATGGGCCTTTCTCTGGCCCGTTACAGTCGCATTAATCCTTTTCCCGAACTCATTAATAACCAATGGGTTCGTCGTTTCGATATCACTATCAAGCTACGCCGCAAAGTGATCCGCGAGTACGGCATTAAATCGCTGACCTCCGCCCCCGTTAAATTCTTCGGAGAATAACCATGCAGGGATTACCTGTTTCTAACATCGTCAATGTGACGGTGAATATGGCTGTGCGTGCTGCCGCCGCGCGGAACTTTGGTTCCCTGCTGGTAGTTGGCCCATCGCCTGTTATCGATGCTCACGAACGTCTGCGCAGCTATTCCAGTGCGACAGACATTGCATCTGACTTTGGTCTGACGGCACCTGAGTACCAAGCCGCTAATTTGTATTATCAGCAATCACCACAACCGATTGATTCATTTGTCGGCCGGTGGGTGAAAGAGGACGCGGCTGGATTGTTGCGTGGGGCAATCTTGAACCCGACGAAGCAGCTAATGGCTAACTTTACCGCTGTTTCTGATGGCTCGATGAAAATCACCGTTGATGGTGTTGAAACCGTGGTGGCAGATGTTGACTGGACGGGCGAACTGAACCTTAACGGTGTTGCTGCCAGAGTTGAGGAATCACTTCTTATTGCCACTGTAGTTTGGAATGGTAGCCGCTTTATCGTTACATCCAAAACCACCGGCAAAGACTCGGCGGTCAGTTATGGCTCGGCCAACGTAGCCGGTACCGATATTTCTGTACTGCTGGGATTGGTTGATAGTGCCGGAGCGTTGCCGGTTCAAGGTTTGGCGAAAGAAACCATTCAGGCCTGCGTTTATAAATTAGCCGACATGTCTAGCCGCTGGTACGGACTGGTGGTTGCTGACCCGTCATTAAGTGATGATGACGTTATCAGCATCGCATCGTTTATCCAGAGCGATGATGTATCGCGAATTTACGGCCACACCACGCAGGTAACGTCTGCGCTGGATGCGGATATTGATACCGATATCGCCAGCACGCTGAAAGCGGCTAAATATACCCGTACGTTGGTGCAGTATTCCAGCGCCAGCCCGTACGCAGCCGCCTCTATTTTTGGTCGTGCGTTTACCGTGAACTTTAACGGTAATAACACCACCATCACGCTGAAATTTAAACAGCAGCCAGGCATTACCGCTGAATCACTTTCCCAGTCGCAAGCCAATGCGCTGAAAGCGAAGAATTGCAACGTGTTCGTCAATTACGACAACGACACGGCCATTATTCAAGAGGGCGTGATGTGCAACGGTGATTTCTTTGATGAGCGCCACGGCCTCGACTGGTTGCAGAACTACGTACAGAACAACCTCTACAACCTGCTATTTACCAGCACCACCAAAATCCCACAAACAGATGCAGGCGTAACCCGTTTGCTAGCCAACGTAGAGAAATCACTGGATCAGTCGGTCACTAACGGGCTGGTGGCTCCGGGTGTATGGGGTGGTGATAGTTTCGGCGTGCTGGAAACCGGCGACACCCTGACTAAGGGATATTACGTTTACGCCCCACCAGTGGCATCACAGGCACAGGCTGACCGCGAGGGACGTAAAGCGCCGGTGATGCAGTGTGCAATCAAGCTGGCCGGTGCAGTTCACTACGCCGATGTCATCATCAATGTTAACCGCTAAGGAGCTGATGAATGTCAAACACTTATAGCTTTATGGACTTCACCGCCTCCATTGTTGGTGTGGGCGGTTCATTCGATCTGGGTTATGGCGCAGCCGTAGCAGAAGAGGGCATCACCACCTCAATGATCGAGAATAAAAATACCATGACCATTGGTGCGGATGGCGAGGGCATGCACAGCCTCCACGCGGGCAAAGGTGGGACAGTGACAGTAAATCTGCTGAAAACCAGCCCAACCAATCGCAAGTTATCGGTCATGTACAACGCGCAGGCACAATCGAGCGCGACGTGGGGCAATAACATCATACTGATGCGAAATACCGCCAGTGGTGACACGTTCGCGGCGCGTGGCTGTGCGTTTCAAAAACAACCGGATTGGCAGAACGCCAAAGATGGTGCGACGGTGCCGTGGGTATTTGACTGCATCAAAGTAGACCAACTGCTGGGTACTTTTTAAGGGGTAAGTAATGGAATTCACAATTAAAGATATCGAGTACCGCGCTCAGAAACTCGACGTGTTCGCGCAACTGAAAGTGTCGCGTAAGTTATTGCCTTTACTGGCGGGCATCCTCAAAGACCTGCGAAGCGGTACCGTAACGATTGAAACAGCATTACCCGGCATTGCCCAGTCACTTTCGGATATCAGCGAAGAGGATCTCAATGCCATTATTCATCCTTGCCTGGCAATGGTGTCACGTAAGCACGGCAAAACCTATAACCCGATTTTTACCGGTGGCGCACTGATGTTTGATGACATTGATCTGATGGCAATGTTGCAAATCGTCGGTCGGGTGGTGGGTGACTCGATGGGAAATTTTTTGCGCGAACTCCAAGGGAGCGAACCAGTGGCACTGCCAGCGGATTGATGCTTGAAACTTTACCGGGTGGCGAGGATTTTATCTTGCGCCCGGTAAAGGTATTTCACATCGACCAGAAAGACCTCAATAGCGGAGCGGTAGACCTGTGTCGAATTGCGCTACTGAACGACTACCTCGACATCGAGGCTGAGAACCAGGCAAAAATAGACAAATGGAGATCCGATAAATGAGCAACGCTGAAACTATTAAGGATTTTCTGGTCAGTCTTGGCTTTGAACTGGATGAGGCGGGGGAGAAGAAATTCTCCGCTGTGATCTCTGGCGTTACGGCCAATGTGTTGAAAATGGGAGCCGTTGTCGAGGGTGCCGCGCTATCGGTAGTGGCGTTCACCGCTAAGGTTGCCAGTGGGCTGGATAATTTGTACTGGGCCTCACAGCGTACCGGTGCCACGGTGCAGGGCATTAAGCAGATAGGGTATGCCGTTTCACAAATGGGCGGGAGTGTTGATGGCGCACGGTCCTCACTGGAAAACCTGTCACGATTTATCCGCAACAGCCCAGGGGCAGAAAGTTTTCTAAACCGTCTGGGCGTACAGACCCGCGATGCGAAAGGCAACATGCGGGACATGTCCACCATTTTCACAGGTGTTGGCCAGAAGCTCAGTAGCATGCCTTATTATCGTGCCAACCAGTATGCGCAAATGCTGGGCATTGATGAAAACACTCTGATGGCTACGCGTCGCGGTCTGGGTGATTTCAGTGCGCAATATTCTCAGATGACCAAATCCATCGGCTATAACGCCGACACCGCCGCAGTCAGCGCTAATAAATTCATGACCTCTCTGTCTTCTTTCGGGGAAATGGCTGGCATGGCGCGAGACAAGATCGGCTCAAATCTGGCGGACGGACTGGCAGGTGGTATTGATTCTCTGCGTAAGCAAATCCTCGATAACTGGCCGAAGATTGAAGCTGTTTTGATGAAAGTCATCAAGGGTATTCTCTGGGCGGGCGACTCAGTCACGCGCGTATTATGGCGTACCGGGCAGGCTATCGGTGACGTCATGAACTGGTTCAAAAAACTGGATCCGGCCACGCAGCAGCTCCTTATATTGTTTGGCGGTTTACTGGTGGCATGGCGTTTACTTAATACGGCGTTCCTGACCTCGCCTATAGGGCTGGTGACGGCGCTTGCGATTGCCATATTTGCACTATGGGAAGACTACAAAACATGGAAGGAGGGTGGAAATAGCCTGATTGCCTGGGGCGAATGGGAACCAGAGATAACCGCCGCACTCAAGGCAATAAATGACCTGAAAACGTCCATAAAAGGTGTCGGTGTTGAGCTGTCCAGGCTACTCAATATTGACCTGAAAAACTGGTCGCTCAAAGGTGACATTGAGAACCTGACGAAGCAATTCGGTGAGTTCGGCAAGATGATGTCGATGATCGGTGATCTCATTAATGCCTTGAAAGAGGGTGACTGGAGTGAAGCGGGTAGGATTGGGAAAGCGTTACTTGGTCAGGGTAATGATCAGCCGGATGCAATGCCAGCGGTAACCGATAGCGCGAATAACGCGGCTGACTGGGTTACGGATAAAACCGGCTTTGACCCCAGGAGTGTTGGCCGGTGGCTGCGAGGCGAAAATAGTAATGCAGAACCCGAGCAGCATGCTCAGTCAGCGCGACGGATAAAAAATACCGATCTCCCCGGTACCGTGGCGGGACAATTCAATGAAACGGTTGAAAAGATAAAGGACCAGAAGTTCGCGGATAACTTTACTGATGCGTTATTGAGGTTGGTTAACCGTGCCGCCGATACAGTTAGTCAGGTCATCACCCCAGATGCGACGTTTAACGGAGTGACCGGACCATCAGATCCGCGAGGAATACGCAACAACAATCCGGGGAACATTAACTACGTAGGGCAAGAAGGCGCATCACTAGAGCGTCCAGGTGGTCGTTTTGCGAAGTTTGAGACAGCCTATGACGGACTCAAGGCCATGGCTCGACAGTTGATGCGTTATTTTACGGGCAAGACAACCGGAAAGCCGCTGCAAACCCTCACTGATATTATTTCGACGTGGGCACCAGGTAACGAGAACAACACGGGGGCTTACATTGCTCAGATGTCAAAAATGCTTAACGTTCATCCTGATGCGGTTTTAAATCTGGAGAACCCGCAGGTAATGTCTGCGCTGATGGGGGGTATTATTCATCATGAAAATGGGCGCAACCCTTACAGTAGCGAATTGATATCACGTGCTGCTGGTGGGATGCCACAGCAAGGATTGCAGCAGGAGACCAATATATACATATCGGGTGTATCTGATCCGGTATCAGCGGGTAATGAAGTCGCTGGCAGACAGACCAACGTGAATGCGAGGCTCACACAGCAATTAAACCCAACAAGCAAGTAAGGAACCCTTAATGGATATTCTTTCCGCTATCTTTCGGCAGCAAACGCGAAAAATCGGGGTGTGGGTGCCCAGCGTGATTATCTCTGAAAAGCATCAAGACGCGCTTGAGATAACAGAACATCCGGTAGAAAAGGGTGCAGCAGTTAACGATCACGCTTATAAACGTGCCGCTGAGGTCACAATGGAGGTGGGTTTTGCGGGTGGCGGTTCGTTGCTGGATTTTGCTGATACGTCGAAAATAGGATTAACACTGGGTAAAAGCCCGGAGGACGTTTATCAGGAACTCCGTAAGCTACAGGAAGATAGAAAGCCGTTCGACGTTATTACTGGCAAGCGAAAATACAGCAATATGCTGATCCGTGCCATTGAGGTGACGACAGATAAAACCAGTGAAAACGTGTTGATGTGTGTTCTTACCCTGCGTGAAGTGATTATGTCTCAAACCGAGTCTGTCACGGTGGCCGATAAAGAGAATATGCAAGGCGGGGTAAGCACTTCGGCTGTACAAAATACCGGAACTAAAGCACCCGCCCCGGTAAATAATTCAATATTGGAATCCAGTCTTGGTTGGGCCAAGAGAGGGCTTACATGAACATTCAGGAAATCCCGCTAACGGCCAATAATCAGTTCTTCAACATCAGCGTGGGTGAATATGCAATTAATTTGCGACTGGTCTTTCGTGATGCCGCTGGCTGGATCATGGATGTGAGAGATAGCGGCGGCGCTGACATGCTGTGTGGTGTTCCGTTGGTGGTCGGTGTTGATCTGCTTGAGCAATATCCTGACTTGGGTATCAGTGGCGTTTTTGCTGTGCTCAGTGATGATAGTCGAGAGGAATACCCGACCAAGACCAACCTTGGCGCCGGCAGTCATTTATATTTTGTGCAGAATAACTAAATCAATCCACTCAATCCAACCCGCCACTGAGCGGGTTTTTTTATGAGGTTTTTATGAGTAAGAACTGGATACGTCACTTTGAATTGATGCTGTTAGATAAGGATGGCAAAGGAATTAATTTCACTGATTTTAAAGTGACCTTTAATATTGAGTGGTACAACATATCAAACCCGCGTGCGGCCATTTTCAAGATTTATAACCTGTCACAAAATACCATTAACCGGATCACCGGTACCGAGTTTTCAAAGCTCCGAGTGATCGCCGGTTACGATGGTTCAACCTCTCCGAACGGGCAGAACGAAGACGCTAACTTTGGTGAGATTTTCTCAGGTGATATTCGCTATACCATTACCGGCAGAGATAACCCTACGGATACGTTTATCCTGATCCAGGCTATCGATGGTCATAACGCATTTATTAACGCCACAATAAACCAGACCATAGCAGCGGGTTATGCCGTGGCCGATATTAATGATCTGCTGATGCGTAACCTTGCCCCGTTCGGCATAACTCAGGGGGTCATGCCTGAAATGCCGCCGACTGTATTTCCACGCGGTAAAACCATGTACGGCATGACGCGGGATTATCTGGATAACGTCGCCAAACAATGCAAAGCCACCTGGCAGTTTGTGAATGGCAAGGTTGAGATGGTTCCGAACGATAAGTATGTGCATGAGGCCATTGTGCTGAATAGCGATACGGGCTTGATTGGTATGCCACAACAGACCATCGGGGCTGGCGTTAATGTTCGCTGCTTAATTAATCCGAATATCCGTCTGAATGGCCTTATTCAACTGAATCAGGAGTCGGTATATCGAACTCAGTTATCAAATGAAGATACGCGTGTTGGCAGATTCCAAGAAACTGATGAAAATGGAAATCAGGTTGTTTCTGGTCTAATCAAGGATGAAAATGGAAATTTCGTTGCAGGGCCACCGGTTAGCCAACCGGCCAGCATCGCGACTGATGGTGTGTATATCGTCAGAGGGATTAGCTATACTGGCGATACGCGCGGTAACCCGTGGTATATGGACATGATGTGTGAAGCGCGTGGGGCTAGGGATTTGGTAACTAATGCATCGAGCGAAAGGGGGCTGTAATGAGGTTTTTGTGGGCACTAATGTTATTCATCGTTTTGCCGGTGTCAGCTGCTATTCAGTGTGGAGGTTATCGACTTACTGGTGATGGCATGACAGTCATTAATGGTGAAACTGTGACCTCACAAAAAATCACGTACCTTGGCGCTAAAGGCGATGATACGCAGATGAAAATGGATATGGCTATCATGCCTGCTCGCGATGGCAACATGTACGGCTTCCAGTTCATCAAACGTGATGGTAAAGCCTTTCTAAATGTCCAGTTCCTACAGAACAGCATGGATGCACCGAAAATAATTGGTTCGTTCCCATGCAAGAAATTGCCAGATTAAGGATAATGTAAATGAAGCGACTATTACTTTGCATATTAATGCTTTTCTCGATTAGTTCTTTCGCTAATCAAGCCATACAGTTTAAGTGTGGGGATAATGTTTTTTCGGTGTATATGAATGCGTCAGAAACTAAATACGCGGTGCTTATCAACAACGAACTAACCGAGAATGTCACTGTTGATGAGTATTCATACGGTGATCTAGGCGACTCGCTCGTTA